TTACCCTGGAGGACGACGCCGAGCCATCATGTCAAGTTTCCTCCAATGGCCAAACCTCGACATGCTCTTCAGAGAACTGCTCTCCTCAGATTCCTTCGGAAAACGAGAAACTCATGACCCAGACTCCAATTGTAAATGCGAACTCTGTGCTGGAATTTTTGCTGTCAAGACCCTACGCATTATTCAGAACTATTCGGACGCGCTCAAAGCGCATTTTGGCCCGTTGCTCCACATGGTTGAAGAACAAGTTTTCAAGCTGTACCCGTTCATCAAGTATGTTTCAGGCCGCGATCGAAACCGGTGGATCTGGGAAAGATTTGGACACTCACTCAGACAAGTCTTCTCAGACTTCGAGTCTTTTGAAAACACATTTCAAGAGCAATTCATGGTCAAAATTACCAACGAATTCTTCGATCATGTCTTTCATGACTGTCGCGACTACGCAGACATCATGTATATCATTGGAAATCTACTTTTCGGAGACAACGTCCTCAAGTTCAAACACGTTGAAGTATTGCTTAGATCAATATTGCTCAGCGGCAGTGGATGGACCTCTCTCAGCAATTCTTGGAACAATTTTGTCTGGAACTTGTTCATCTTGCTGCTTTCCAAGGTTGATGCCGACACCTCAGTTGAGGGAGATGATAATATCCAAGCAATTATCTCTGGGTTCATTAATGGCAAATTGCACACCATGCTCGGTGGAAGTGTTAAAGCAATACACTCCATCGATGTTAATGAGGAAGCGTTCTGTGGAGCGGTGTTTAGTACTGACTCCTTTACAACCATCCCTGACATCATGTATACGATTAACAACTTGGGATGGATCGACGCTAAATATCGAACTCGGCCGGAACTCCACGATATGCTCCTTGTTTCGAAGTGCCTATCAATTCTGTTCCAATACGGACCGTGCCCAATTCTTCAAGAAGTGGCTTTTCAGATTATCCGCTGTCTTCCACATGTCACGGACATCAATGTCGATCTCTTGCCCTACGATTGGTACCGCAGACACGTGCAAGAAGAATCTGCCAGAATGCTTCCTGGAATCCGATCTGGTGAAATCGTCCCCGTCAGAATCAGCGATGGCTCTCGTCGCATCGTACAGGAGCGATACGGGATTTCGATACATGAGCAGCTTGAAGTCGAACGATATTATTCATTTCTCAACGTTCTTAGACCACTTGACCACATTGTCTTCGAACTGCACCAGACAGAGTATCAACGCCAGGTTATCACTCAAGAATGGCAGCCTTTGTCTTGGTCCACTTACCATACTCCCTTGCACCAGAAATCACATGGCAAACATTTTCTTGCTGTCAGGGAGTACGAA